CTTGTGTAGTCACCAATAGAAGATATGGGCATAATTATACCACAGAACGGTCTTTGATCCACATAAGACTTGCTATTTTCTTTTTCAATACTGCCCTCAGGCGATGGTTTTTTCTTATTATATTTTTCTGTAACTTCAGACATTTCGCCCTCCCGAATAGACTATCAATTTTTGCTCTCAGGAAAACTCGCTAAAAGCAATCCGGCTTTTAGCCATAAGCGTGTATCCTTATTAAGGAGCATTTGCCCTTCCAACACCCGGAAATCCACCAAATGGCAGAGGCTTGCTTCCGAACCTCTTGAGGCACCCACTGGTGAGGCGCTTGCTGCACCGATCCTTGGCCGGCGTCGTCGGCGCCCCTGTCGCGTCGAAACAGGCCTCACCGACGTAGGGGCAGGTCGCCGAGGAGTAGTCGAATCCGCTCCCTGTCCAGCGGCGGTAATGCTGTGTGCAGACACCTTGCAGCACTTGCCGGCCGGGCAACAACCGCCCCTGCTGATCGAAAGCAGCCTTCATCGTCCATTCGACATAGACGCGGTTCTGATTGGTCTTCTGTTCGATCTGGTAGACGTCGATCGGATAGTGCGCATCCGGGTCGGCGTCCGCCTCGCCGTCGAGGCAGCGCCGGAAGGTCCGGATGCGGCGGAAGGTACAGCCGACCAGGTCGCCAAACTCGGCGATCGCCGCCGAGAAGATGCCGGAGACATTCGCCACCTTGATCGTCGGGCGCGGCAACGTGCCTTCCGACGACATCTCGAAGCCGGTCGCTTCAACCGGCGCCGGCTCGTAGACCTCGCCGCCATAGGAAACGGGACGATCTTCCAGCGCCGACGAGGTGAAGCGATAGACCGGCCCGCCGTAGAGGCTGGTGTCGAGTTCGTAGAGGTGGACGATGCCGTCAGCTTCGGCCTTTTGTGCTGTTGTCGCGACGACGGTTGGCGGCGTCATATGTCGAACACCCGTTCCAGCGTCGCCGATAGCGACGGCTTTCCGCCCGCAAAGGAGCGCTGCCACGTCTTGCAGCGATATTTCATCAGCGCGCGGTCGCCCGGTCCCTTCCAGAAGAAGGCAACATAACCCTTGTGAGCCCTGAAGAAGTCCTCGATGGCGTCAAGCTCGGCGAAGGTGAGCACCGGCCAGACAGCCGTCCACGTCCGCCCTTCCGTGTTGAGACCATCGCCCGAGCGCTGCGAGTAGCCCTCGCCGAACGACGATTCCACCGTCCTGATTTCAACGGCAAGGCTCGACGTGGATGCCGGCCGGCGCGGCGGCGTGAAGGTCTCGGTCATCAGAACGGCCCCCGCGAGAGCAGGCCGCGCGAGCGCGACTGATCTTTCAGCCGCTCGTCGACCAGGATGCCGAGTTGCCGGCGCATCTCATTGCCCCAGAGCGCCGCGTCCTTCGGGCTGGTCCCCTCCGGCACCGAGACATGGATATCGCCAAAGGTGACCGACATTCCGCCGCCGGCACCGCCTCCCGACGCCATCACGCCGAGGCGCCCGCTGGCGTCGCGCCGCAGCGGCATGATGGCTTCCGGCCCTGCCTCGCCCATAAGGCCGGCGCCATGGGCGAAGGCGAACATGGTCGGCCTGGAAACGACGGAATTCGAGTAGGCACTGAGGCCCGCCGACTGGAACACGTTGCCCTTAGCCGAGGGAATCAGCCAGGAGAACAGCTTTCCGAACAGGCCACCGACGCCGCCGCCGCCGGACGAACCGCCGCCGAACAGTCCGGCAAGCGGCCCCTGCCCCAGCAACACCGCCTGCAAAGCCGCGCTCGCGATGCTCTTGGCAAGCCCGCTGATCACGTCGGCGGCGCTTCGGCCGTTAACGATCATGTCGATAAAGGCATTCGAGGCGGATTCGGCAAGGAACTGCTGCGCGTCGACGAGCTGCTGTTGCGAGGTCGCAAGTCGCTGCACTTCGACGTCAACCTCCGCCATACGGTCGGCAAGCGCGCCGATCTCCTCCCTCTGTCTCGGCGTCAATTCGATGCCGAGCCGGGTTGCCTCGGCCAGCATGCGTTGTTCATAGCTGAGGCGCGCGGCGGCAAGCGCCGTCTGCCCAACCGTCGACGCCTCCGCCTTCTGTTCCGCGATGTAGGCTTCGCCCCGCTTGATCATCTCGTCATAGCTGCGGGCGCGTTGGGCTACAGCCTGATCCTGCCCCGGCATGGTCAGAGCGGAGCTACCCATCGCGGCAGAGATCACGGTATCGCCGACGCGGTTGAGCCCTTCCCACCTACCGCGCAACTTGCCGATATCGCCGCCCGATCGCCGCACCAGTTCCGTGGCAAGCCGGTCCTGCATGTCGGGCGTGAAATACTCCTCGCCATTTATGCCGAGGCTACCCCGGAGGTCGCGCAGAGTTCCGCGCGTAAACTGGTAGCGGCCGAGTGCCGAGGACCCGCGCCCATTGCCGTATTTCGCCCTGTTTGCGGGATCGGCGAGCATGTCGGATTGAAGCGCGTCGATCTGGTCGAGCGTCATCATGGTCAGGTTGCGATTGCCGCCTGTCCAGCGTCCATAATCGAGGGTTTCGTTATAACCCCGACCGTTGGCCGTGCCTTCGGCTTGGGCGATCAGTTCGAGGATGCCGCCGGCCGGTGAGAATCCCTGATCGCCGGCACTACGCATGCGATAGGCGGTATCGAGCGCCTCAAAGGACGGCCCTTGTCGCCCCATGCTCTCCTCAATACCCTTGCGGAACTGAGTGGCGGAATCGACGGCGCGCTCCATCCAGCCGACAACGGACCTGAGGTAGCCAAGGACGCCGTCGGAAGGGGCGTTCTTCAATGTGTCGGCCCACTTCTGAAGGTCGACCGTCGCCTGCTTGATGTTGAGTTGCAGGACGGTCGATGCCATCTGCTTCAGAGCGGCGTCCGCCTCGCCGGCTTCCTTGGTGGCGTCGAGCAGTTCCCGCGCCAGCGCCTTGACGCTATCCGCTGCCGTATCCGACACAATGAGGCGCGAAAGCGCGTCTCGAAAGCCCGCCATGTCCGGCGAGCCGCGATGGATGCTGGCTTGCAGTTCGTCGGACGCTCGCTTGAGGTCAGCTAGACCGGCCGGGCCACCGGCCGCCGGCCCGGTCAAAGAGCTTGTCGCTGCGGCCACGCTGGAGATAGCGTCGCTTTGGCCGAATGCCGCATTGATCTTCGCTGAGGCATCGTTCGCAGCCTCCGCAATGCCCTCAGCGAAGGCCTTGGCCTGTCGGGCCGCGCCGGCAAGGGCAACAGCCTTGCTATTGGTGTTGTACTCCTTGACGCCTTGAGCCGCCTCACCCCAGGCGTCGCGGATGTCACGAATGACGTTCGGCTGCTCCTTCAAGGCTTCAGTCAACGCCCTGGTGTCATTTCCTGACGCAAAGTATTTGATGGCCGCTCCACCAGCGGCGATCAGGCCGATGGTGACGAGATTCACCGGCGATATTACCGACATGAAGGCGGCGCCGAGGCCGCGAACGGCCCCGGTTACGCTGCCGGCGCCCGAAAGGATGGCGCCGAGCTGCGTCCCCTGCTGGAGCGCGATCGTGAAGGGAGAGCCGCCACCTTGAAGCTGCACCGCAACGTCCTGAAACTGCGCCGCCATATTGGCCGTCTGCCCTTGCAGGGAGTTGACGGCGGCGCCCGCCTTCTTGGCGCCGGTCGGGATGGCGTCGAAGCCGCCGCCGGCCTGCCGGACGCGCTTGTCGAGTTCCTTGAAAGACATTTCAATATCGCGCCGGATGGCCGACATCTGCGCTTCCAGTTGTTCGCCGCGAGCGACGAACTCCAGCTCTAGCGTTCCGATATCAACGCCCATGATGTCACCTGATGCTGTCGGGGGCTTCGTCGAAGGCCGCTTCGGCGGCCTTCCAGTCGTCTTCGGACAGGTCTTCGTCGACGGTGGCGCCATTGGCTTCAGCCCAGCCCGCATAAGCGGCCTGAAACTGCCAAAGGCTCATCTTGTCCACCTGTTGCGCGGTAAATCCCATCGCGGCGCCGAGGCCGTAATAGACGGCAAACTTCAGCCGGTTGTCGGGGGAGGCGTTTCCGCCGCCGCCTCCCCCGCCGATTTTCCCGGCTTCTCATCCGGAACGCCGAGCAGCCCCGCCTTGAGGATCGCCGTTGCCAGCGGGATCGATTCCGCCGGCGGACGCTGCCGCGCATAGCGCTCGGTGAGGCGAACGGCATCGACCGGCACCATGCCGCCACCGACGAGCCCTAGGCGGATGATCTCCGGCGCGTCGTCGACCATCGGCATGTAAGCCACGAGGCGAGCAAGTACCGCGAAAGGCGATACGCCCGTCTTTTCCTGAAGCTCCCGCAACTCGCCGAGGGCCATGCGGAAGGTGTGTTCGTCGTCGCCGAACACCGCCGAGGTGGAAGCGTCCCGGCTCATGATCATGCGTCCGCCGCGACGTCGGTCGGCGTCAGCGGGCCGTCACCGGTGCCGTCGAGCTTCACCTGATAGCGCTCGCCGCGCTGGCCGGTGATGTCATGGGTGATCACCGCATTGCCGGCATATCGACGTTTCGGCGTACCCACCCCCTTGCCGGCGCCGGCGACGTCCCAACGGATCGGAACCGACGTGCCCCGCTGGCTGAGGGTGTCGAGGAGCGGCAACTGTTCGGCGGCGCAAACGCCCTGCCCGCCGATCGACCAGCCGAGCGAGGTGGTATCGGTCACTTCCCACGCCGCCGCGTCGGGATCGTCGGGATCGGGAACGACCGTCGTTCCGGTCGACTTCTTGTAGGCAAGGCTGAGCTGAGTATAGCCGATCAGCTTGATATAGGTGCCGGGCGTGGCCGGGTCTTCCACATAGAGCGTGCCGGCGCCAAAGCGAATGGGCGTGAGATCGGTCATGATGTTCTCCGGAGAATGGCCGGCTCAATAGGAGCGGGCGGGATCGTTAGCGGCCGTGAAATAGGTCGCCGTGTAGATGAAACCGACGCGGATAACGGGCTGCGTCGGCTGTTCCTCGCCGCCATCGGCGCCGGGGATATCAAAGCGCGTGTTGTCGAGGCGGATGGAGTGAACGAAGCCCTGTAGGGTTTCGTCGTCCTCGATCGCCGTTTCGATCTTCCCGGCGATGTCGTCGAGCGCGGTATCGGGGTCGTCGCCATCGGCAAGCGACACGATGATCTGAAAGCGGACCGTCCGGCGGATGCCGTCGCCGTCCTCGTCATCTTCGATGTCGAGCGTCGCCGCCTCGTCGAGCGTCTGCACGGTTGCGGCCATGGTGAAGCCGCGTTCGAGCGGAAAGCGCCGGCTGGCTTCGACGCTTCCTGCCAACGCTGGGATGGCGTCGAGAACGGCGACGAGGCGCTGTCTGATCTTGCTGCGGTGATGCATCATGCCTTCACCAGCGTCAGCACGACGAAGCCGGTCCCGTCCGGATGCGCCCTCGCCACCTTGTAGGTGATGCCGTCGAGCGCGAGGCGCGCATCGCGGGAGGTGTCGCGGACGTCATCGACAAGCGCCGATACCTTGAGACTGTCCGCCTCGATGCCGGCAACGCCATCGGTCATCAGGTCGAGAGCCTGCCAGTCGTCGAGGATGGCGATTGTCCGGGCGGCACCGCCGGGCGGGGTGTAGATGGCTTCACGGCCGAACTCGGCGAGGCTGAAGAAGGACCGCCGGTCGGCCTCAGTTTCCACCGGCATCGGCGCCGTCCGTGTCATCGTCGCCGTCCGAGTCGTCGGCGTCCTCATCATGGTCGCTGTCCGCGTCGCCGGCTTCGTCGGCATCGTCTGCGTCCACGTCATGGTCGGCACCATCGGCTTCGCCATTGCCATCACCCACGGCCAGCTTGTGGATGCCGCCCGCTCCGACAACGACAACCTTCGCCGTCTTGGAGACGGGTACCGACGTCTTTGCCTTGCGCACGGCGGTTTTATCGACCGGCTCAAGGGCGGCTTCCTCGTGGCGCGTGAGCGCGTGCATGATGCCGATCTCCTCACCGGCGCGGAACTCGACCAGTTCCGCCACGGTGACAAAGCCGCCCTTTTCATCGTCGATCTGAAGGGCGGGGCGGCGATCGGCGATCTGGGACGCCGAGAGATGTAGGCGCGTGCCGACGCCATAGCCCACCCGCTCAAGAACGCGGTGAGCGACGAACTTGTCTTTTGCCATGTTGATCACTCCGGATCGGCCGGCCGCGTGACGCGGCCGGGGATCGGTTCTGCGAGGTTGGGGGA